ATGGCGGGTTATTTGTCCTGGTTATTCCCCCGTTGTAAAATCTCTCCTAAACTTAACGGTACGGCACCACACTTCGGGGATGAAATGTTCGCGCTGGTACTTTTTGTTTGCTACCTGGATGGCGGTTGTGAAGATATTGTTGTGGATGTCTACAACACGGAACAGCAGTGTCTTTATTCTATGAGCGATCAACGGATCCGCCATGGCAGTTGTTTTCCGATTGAGGATTTTATAGATGGTTTCTGGCAACCAGCACAGGAGTATGGTGATTTTTAATTATTGCAGTTGCACAAGAGTCAGTTAGCCCCCAAAGACAGCACCGGTATCAATATAATGCAGGTTGCCAATATCCACGCGATGTCGCAACGGTGTATGACCAAACCAGAAATGATCAGCACCTGTAATTCCCTGCCCTTTTGGGCGTTCACCTAATCGCGAGCGGCTCCACAAGACCTGATGCAAATCAACGTCCTTTTGCCATTCATAAACTGAGGTGTACTGGCAATAGCGGACACTACCATTTGTTCTTTTTTTAAGCAGCCATCTGATGATATTTTTCCCTGAAGGCTGCCGGGGAGATATTCCCCAGACGAGAGTGACGACGCTGACGATTGTAGAAAATCTCAATGTATTCCCGTATTACTGAGATGGCTTCATCCCGGTTATTAAAACGATAGTGGCTCAGGCTCTCATTTTTCAGCGTTCCCCAGAAGCTTTCCATCGGAGCGTTGTCGTAACAGTTACCTTTACGCGACATTGATGTTTTCAGACCAGACTGCTCCTGTATGACCCGGTAATCGTATGCGCAGTACTGTGAACCTCGATCAGAGTAGTGGATTAGCCCGGCAGGTGGGCGCTGGCTCCTGAGCGCCATAAACAGGGCTTTACCTGTCAGCTCTTTTGTCATGCGCTCTCCCATGGCGTAGCCGACAATTTCGCACGTATAAACATCTTTGATGCCAGCGAGGTACAACCATCCCTCCTGTGTGGCAACATACGTCAGGTCCGCCACCCAGACCTGATTTGGTGCTGTAGGAGCGAACGTCTGGTTCAGCAGATTTGGCGCAACTGGCAGATTGTGGTTCGGGTTCGTAGTCGCTCTGAACTTGCGTTTCTGCTTACAGCGTAGCCTCAGCTCCTTACGAAGACGTGCCAGTCGGTCACGACCAACGATGATGCCATTCTCTGCCAGCTCCGTCTGGAGCCGCCGGGTTCCATATGTTTCGCGAGTGCGGATATGTGCCACCTTAATCTCCAGTTTTAGCCGCTCATCACTTTGTTTTCTGTCTGAGGGTTCATGCTGTACCCAGTTGTAATAACCGCTCCTGGATACACCAAATACCTGACACATCGCTTCAATGGGAAATTGTTGTCGCCATTGTTCGATTAACGCGTATTTTTCAGCGACTCCTGTGCAAAATACGCTGTTGCTTTTTTTAATATATCTCGCTCAAGGCGAGCTTCATTTAACGCCTTACGCAGTTGCAGAATTTCAGATTCCAGTTCAGCCACCGTGCGGGAACCAGGAGTACCGAGCCCTTTTCTGGCGGCGGTAACCCATTGTCCTAAAGTGCCTTCAGGAAGAGATAATCGGGAAGCGCCTTCACTGATCGAAAGTTGATTTTCAAGAACCGTTCTGACAGCTTCGGCTTTGAACTCTTTAGAGTAACGTTGGGTTTTTCTGCTCATTATTAGCTCCTTCTGATGCCATTCTATTTCAGGAAGGAGTGTCCGTTAAACTCAGGCTACCTCAAACATCATCTGGATAATCGGCATGAGCAATAACATGCTTGCCGGTGCGACTGTGTACTTCAAGAATAAAGGGCAAATGCTGACATTTTTCCAGCGCCGTTTTCGCTTGTTTCTGTTGATTATCTGCCAGCGCAATAAACCAGTCGCCGCCATTCATCAACCACAAAGACATCTGCTGGAATGCCAGCGCATCCATCGCCATCTGTTCATGATTGCCTCTTACCGCACGAACCCAATGTTGTTCCAGTAACTGCAGACAACGTAAACTTTGCGGCCCACGATCGATAACGTCTCCCACTGAGATAAGTAAATCTCGCCACGGATCAAAACGACAATGCCATAATTTGCGGCGCAACTGCTCAAGACAACCGTGTATATCGCCAGAAAGCCAGATATGTCGCCATTGATGACCCGCAATTCTCTGATAAACGGGCGCAGGCTGTTTCATCAATATTTTCCTCCCGCGCTAAAGATCACATAATCTTAACAAGAATGTTAAAAAACGCTGGACTCAGACAGTAGAGTGTGTGTTATGGTTGACTATAAAGTCAGCGAAGGAAATGCTTCTGGCTTTTAACAGATAAAAAGAGACCGAACATGATTCCTGTTTTCGTCAACAAACAATAAAACCCTTTAAAATTAATGCGTTGAATAAATTTACGTTCATCTTTTAATCCCTGACACGTACCATTGCATATTAATACATTCAACCGGTAATGACTCCAACTTACTGATAGTGTTTTATGTTCAGATAATGCCCGATGACCTTGTCATGCAGCTCCACCGATTTTGAGAACGACAGTGACTTCCGTACCAGCCTTGCCAGATGTTGTCTCAGATTCAGATTATGTCGCTCAATGCGCTGAGTGTAACGCTTGCTGATAACGTGCAGCTTTCCCTTCAGGCGTGATTCATACAGCGGCCAGCCATCCGTCATCCATACCACGACCTCAAAGGCCGACAGCAGGCTCAGAAGACGCTCCAGTGTGGCCAGAGTGCGTTCACCGAAGACGTGCGCCACAACCGTCCTCCGTATCCTGTCATACGCGTAAAACAGCCAGCGCTGACGTGATTTAGCACCGACGTAGCCCCAATGTTCGTCCATTTCAGCGCAGACAATCACATCACTGCCCGGTTGTATGCGCGAGGTTACCGACTGCGGCCTGAGTTTTTTAAGTGACGTAAAACCGTGTTGAGGCCAACGCCCATAATGCGTGCACTGGCACGACATCCGACGCCATTCATGGCCATATCAATGATTTTCTGGTGCGTACCGGGCTGAGAGGCGGTGTAAGTGAACTGTAGTTGCCATGTTTTACGGCAATGAGAGCAGAGATAGCGCTGATGTCCGGCAGTGCTTTTGCCGTTACGCACCACGCCTTCAGTAGCGGAGCAGGAAGGACATCTGATGGAAATGGAAGCCACGCAAGCACCTTAAAATCACCATCATACACTAAATCAGTAAGTTGGCAGCATTACCCATTCAACCAGTTACCATTTTTTTCGAGTTTTTTAGAGAAATTTTCGGGAATATTTCAGGTCAATCCATGCAGACGCAAGCAATTCCTGTATTGAATAATTCCGTAGCAATTATGTAAAATCATCTCCGGCTGATTTTCATTCAAACTCGCGCTATCGAACATCCATCAGCCAGCCGTGGCACGTTCTTGCATACGACGTGCTACGGTTTCCTTTACGATTTGGGGTTGCGACTTTACCTCTATTGATAATGCATTCCGGCAGAACGTTCAAATATGAAGTACGATGTTTAACTAACCGAAAAACAAGAACAATACGGTGCAAGCAAGCTATTCACAGTTAACTGAAACAGTATCGTTTTTTTACAGCCAATTTTGTTTGTCCTTTTATAATAAAAAAGTGCTGAAGTTCATTTCATGGAATGAACTTCATAAAAACTCCTACTTATTTCTTTTAACAAAGCCATTTGTCCATCGGCTTTAACTGAATGTCCATCATGTTACCGATAAATAATAACTTTTCATTGTCCCAAAATTCTTTTTATAACACTATTTCCGGTACATATGCTGATTACTTTTCAGCATGGGATAAATGGGAAAAACAAGCGCTCCCCGGTGAAAATCGGAATGAAGCGGTCTCCCTACTTAAAGAATGTCTCATCAATCAGTTCAGTGAGCTTCAACTGAATCGTTTAAATCTGTCCTCGCTACCTGACAACTTACCACCTCAAATCACTGTTCTGGAAATTACTCAGAATGCCCTAATATCATTACCAGAATTGCCAGCATCGCTGGAATACCTTGACGCCTGTGACAATCGCCTGTCAACACTTCCTGAATTACCCGCATCTCTGAAACATCTTGATGTAGATAACAACCAACTAACCATGCTTCCTGAATTGCCTGCATTGCTGGAATATATTAATGCAGATAACAATCAGCTAACCATGCTTCCTGAATTACCTACATCGCTGGAAGTGCTCTCAGTAAGAAATAACCAGCTGACATTTCTCCCTGAGTTACCTGAATCACTGGAAGCGCTCGATGTAAGTACTAATCTTCTGGAAAGCCTACCAGCCGTACCTGTAAGAAATCATCACTCAGAGGAAACCGAGATATTTTTCCGGTGCCGCGAGAATCGCATCACACACATTCCGGAAAATATACTTAGCCTTGATCCGACCTGCACTATCATCCTCGAAGACAATCCTCTGTCCTCACGGATCAGGGAGTCTCTGTCGCAACAAACCGCCCAACCGGACTACCACGGCCCACGGATTTACTTCTCCATGAGTGACGGACAACAGAATACACTCCATCGCCCCCTGGCTGATGCCGTGACAGCATGGTTCCCGGAAAACAAACAATCTGATGTATCACAGATATGGCATGCTTTTGAACATGAAGAGCACGCCAACACCTTTTCCGCGTTCCTTGACCGCCTTTCCGATACCGTCTCTGCACGCAATACCTCCGGATTCCGTGAACAGGTCGCTGCATGGCTGGAAAAACTCAGTACCTCTGCAGAGCTTCGACAGCAGTCTTTCGCTGTTGCTGCTGATGCCACTGAAAGCTGTGAGGACCGTGTCGCGCTCACATGGAACAATCTCCGGAAAACCCTCCTGGTCCATCAGGCATCAGAAGGCCTTTTCGATAATGATACCGGCGCTCTGCTCTCCCTGGGCAGGGAAATGTTCCGCCTCGAAATTCTGGAGGATATTGCCCGGGATAAAGTCAGAACTCTCCATTTTGTGGATGAGATAGAAGTCTACCTGGCCTTCCAGACCATGCTCGCAGAGAAACTTCAGCTCTCCACTGCCGTGAAGGAAATGCGTTTCTATGGCGTGTCGGGAGTGACAGCAAATGACCTCCGCACTGCCGAAGCCATGGTCAGAAGCCGTGAAGAGAATGAATTTACGGACTGGTTCTCCCTCTGGGGACCATGGCATGCTGTACTGAAGCGTACGGAAGCTGACCGCTGGGCGCAGGCAGAAGAGCAGAAGTATGAGATGCTGGAGAATGAGTACTCTCAGAGGGTGGCTGACCGGCTGAAAGCATCAGGTCTGAGCGGTGATGCGGATGCGGAGAGGGAAGCCGGTGCACAGGTGATGCGTGAGACTGAACAGCAGATTTACCGTCAGCTGACTGACGAGGTACTGGCCCTGCGATTGTCTGAAAACGGCTCACAACTGCACCATTCATAATCACATCGCATAAACCACAGACCGGACTGACTCCGGAAAAACAGAGGCCCGCCCCGGGCCTCCCCGGATTCATCCGTTTCCCTGTTCAGCCTGACAGCACGCCCCGGCGGCCGGATGACAGACTCCGCTTCGGTAAGCAAAGCGGTCTTCTGTGATTCCGCCAGTTGCGGCTTATTCATTACTCAACGTCAAACGCCCGAATTGAAGCCAAATCATCCAGACCGCTCAGCTCCTCTTTCATTTCACGCTGACGGCGATAAATCTCATCGTTGCGATCGACCTGCGCCTGCACCATTGCTGCCGCCAGTTCTTCCAGTTCCGGCATCGACAGTTTCACCTGCTGATTATCGGCATCGCTCCACGCCATATGTGTTTGTGCTGTGACAGATTTTGCCAGCATGACTACCGGGGACAGGCGGCCCAGTGAATCGGGACCAGCATTCCAGATACGACCGTTCCATTCAAACGTGAGCGGTTTCGCCTCCTGTTCTGCGCGCCATGCTTCAATTTCCTGACGTCTGGCCTCTCTGGCCGCTTCCAGCATTTCTGGTGTCACAGTGAATGGGGCTATCTCACCCCATTTGCCGCTTTGCAGTTCCTGCCAGATTTGCTGACCCGTCGGAGCGACATCATCAGCGGTGGCTGTGTAGGGGACTGCCTGGTCCCTGTCGTCAAAAAAAACGTCACAGTCTACTGCGCCACTTTCGGTATAACGGGGATTAATGATTTTTTTAATTTCCACGGTGCATTCCTCACGATGTGCGAATAAAAAGCCCGGGCATTGCGCCAGAGACATGAGCATCCGGCACCCCGGACAGGGCGCAATATGACCCCGGTAATGAATGCTCTGAACATCCCGTAATGAAAAATTGTGGGGATGCTATATACGTTCCGGTGGGAGTACTGGGCACTGAAATCCCTGATATCGTGTTCTCTGGCGATCCGGGCAACAACAGCCCCAGGCTGTAACGCCTGCTTAGCCAGACGGACCTTAAATTCACGGCTATAGCTGGTTCGCCGTTCTTTTCGCCATGAGCCTTCTCTGATTTGAGGCTCTGTTAATTCCTTCTTTCTGTTGGCATAAAGGATGGCGTCAAGTTGAGCGAATGAAACTGAATCGGGCAATGGCCATGCGATACCGGATGCAAGAAATCGCTGAAAAAGCGTATGTATTGTGGAATGACTGAGACCCAGACGCTGAGCGATGGCCCGGATGGTCAGTTTATCTTCAAATCTTAAACGCAGGGCATCAGGCAAATAAGAACGGAAGCAGGGAATATCTTTTGTTGTCTGGGAATTCATCGTTCGTGTCCATCAATATAGATGGGCGCGATTGTTGCCAGACAGGACAATTTTCACAAGACGTCGCTGATGGGGCGCTTACTGTTGTTCTGAGGTGAGCATATCACCTCTGTTCAGGTGGCCAAATTCAGTGTGCCACTTCAAATTAAGCATTGCCAGAATGATTACATACCAGCGTTAATGGCTAACCAACGAAGCCAAGGTTGGTAATTAAGGAGTTCTCCACGGGTGAGGTGGAGTGCGTGCGCCGGACACGGGTGAGTATCCGGCATGTTCTTTAAAAATCTGAATACCGTGACTCAAAAATCATTATTGAAATTGTAGTCCATGAGATACTCATTTTTACAGGAGGGGCATTGAGTTTTCGTATATTTATCGCCTTCCTCGATAGGGAAAGGTTGCAATATAGATATTGCTCTCTTCGCAAAACATTCTGGACAAAAATACATGGTAATCTTGCCAGAGCTAGTATTGCACTGTCTGGCATACACAATCGTTCCAGTAATCAATTAGCGAGGTTCGCAGTCTTCACTTTGGAACTTAAACTTTTCTATCTCCGTGAGTTTTGCTTTGAGCGCAGCCTCATTGCTTTTAGAGATTGTCAGCTCATCAATGAGATGACAAATATTCAAGCTGAATGCTTGACAACTTAGAGTTTATTTCAGACACAGCGCGATCAACCTCAGCCTGAGTTTTTGCTTCATTGAATAATTTTAACATTGATGCAGTCTCTTTGAGAGCTGACATCGCTAATACATCACTTGCTCACTCTTCTTATTGTTGGGGTATTCAGATTATACAAATTTCTTGTTGTTGGGGAATAACAGGAACCACCTCGCCTGACGTAGTTAAAAGCAGGCACACAACGCGAAATGACGCGGCGGTAAGTATGGCGGAGTTATTCCTTCCCCGTTGAGGACACCGGGTTGTCAGGTTGACCATACGCTTAAGTGACAACCACGCCACAACACTCCATGTTGATTGGTACCTTTGGCGGCATCAGTTTCATTGCTGGCTGATGTCCGCCCTTTTTAAAGTGAATTTTGTGATGCGGTGAATGCGGCTGAGCGCACGCGGAACAGTTAAAAAGCGATTAGTTCCCACGTATCGGGTGGTTATGGGTTTCCCTGTATCCGGCGTTAATTGTTAACTGGTTAACGTCACCTGGAGGCACCAGGCACCGCATCAACAAAGTTCACTTCGGTGATGAAAGGTAAGAGAAAATGTTGAATGTAGCTATTGAAAACCAGAACGGGTGGAATTATAGTGCATCTGCACCTCATAAAACGGGGGCCGGGCGTGGAAACCCGAACGTTACTCGAGCGCATAGCCGCGCTGAAGCGGTTTTTTTATGCGTAATGCACAGCTCCATTCAAATTATGGTGGGATGTGCAGGGCAGTCGCAAGACTGGCCGGGTTCTCGAGTGACCGGTATTTCCACCCCTGTACGTCTCACCACCCTTATGGTCGTGGAAAACCTCGGTGGTGAGTTAATTAACTTATCACTCGAGGATGCCATCATGGCTACTATCCCTGCCCTTTCTCACCCTGACGTAACCATCGAAAACGGTCGCGCTGTCACTACGTCTGTTGCGGTTGCAGAGTTCTTCCACAAACGACACGACAATGTGTTACGTGCCATCGCAAATACTGAATGCTCACCTGAATTTAACGCCCTCAATTTTGAGGACGTCACCTACACCGACACCAAAGGCGAAAAACGCCCAATGTACCAAATCACCAAAAACGGCTTCGTTTTCCTGGTGATGGGCTTCACTGGGAAAAAAGCCGCTGCATTCAAAGAGGCCTACATCGCTGATGTTCGACCGCATGGAGGCAGAACTGCACCAGAATAATACCCCGTCCGCTGACAAGATGATTCCGGGTAACGGTCGCACTCTGGTTGTGCACTTCGACGAACACGGCAATATCAGATTCACCGAAACTGTTCCTGACGGTGCACTGGTCTGTACCCTGGATACTTTCCAGTTTTATCTGGAAAAACAGGGGTGGGCTCTTGTAAACCGGAGCGCAATTAAAAATATGACCGTAGAGCAGCTGCTAGACTGGCCCCCTGAATCTCCAGACAACCAGTATCACTTATTTAAGTGATAGTCTTAATACCAGTTTTTAGACTTGTCATTGGAGAACAGATTATTGATGTCTTAGGGCCGGAGAAACGCAGACGGCGTACCACACAGGAAAAGATCGCAATTGTTCAGCAGAGCTTTGAACCGGGGATGACGGTCTCCCTCGTTGCCCGGCAACATGGTGTAGCAGCCAGCCAGTTATTTCTCTGGCGTAAGCAATACCAGGAAGGAAGTCTTACTGCTGTGGCCGCCGGAGAACAGGTTGTTCCTGCCTCTGAACTTGCTGCCGCCATGAAGCAGATTAAAGAACTCCAGCGCCTGCTCGGCAAGAAAACGATGGAAAATGAACTCCTCAAAGAAGCCGTTGAATATGGACGGGCAAAAAAGTGGATAGCGCACGCGCCCTTATTGCCCGGGGATGGGGAGTAAGCTTAGTCAGCCGTTGTCTCCGGGTGTCGCGTGCGCAGTTGCACGTCATTCTCAGACGAACCGATGACTGGATGGATGGCCGCCGCAGTCGTCACACTGATTATACGGATGTGCTTCTCCGTATACACCATGTTATCGGAGAGCTGCCCACGTATGGTTATCGTCGGGTATGGGCGCTGCTTCGCAGACAGGCAGAACTTGATGGTATGCCTGCGATCAATGCCAAACGTGTTTACCGGCTCATGCGCCAGAATGCGCTGTTGCTTGAGCGAAAACCTGCTGTACCGCCATCGAAACGGGCACATACAGGCAGAGTGGCCGTGAAAGAAAGCAATCAGCGATGGTGCTCTGACGGGTTCGAGTTCTGCTGTGATAACGGAGAGAGACTGCGTGTCACGTTCGCGCTGGACTGCTGTGATCGTGAGGCACTGCACTGGGCGGTGACTACCGGCGGCTTCAACAGTGAAACAGTACAGGACGTCATGCTGGGAGCGGTGGAACGCCGCTTCGGCAACGATCTTCCGTCGTCTCCAGTGGAGTGGCTGACGGATAATGGTTCATGCTACCGGGCTAATGAAACACGCCAGTTCGCCCGGATGTTGGGACTTGAACCGAAGAACACGGCGGTGCGTAGTCCGGAGAGTAACGGAATAGCAGAGAGCTTCGTGAAAACGATAAAGCGTGACTACATCAGTATCATGCCCAAACCAGACGGGTTAACGGCAGCAAAGAACCTTGCAGAGGCGTTCGAGCATTATAACGAATGGCATCCGCATAGTGCGCTGGGTTATCGCTCGCCACGGGAATATCTGCGGCAGCGGGCTTGTAATGGGTTAAGTGATAACAGATGTCTGGAAATATAGGGGCAAATCCAGCTGCTAAGTATTAAATAACTTTCCTGAGATTTCCTTTGTAAGACTGTTTATTAAGGAGGCTTCCATGATTGCTCATCACTTCGGAACTGATGAAATACCACGTCAGTGTGTGACTCCTGGCGATTATATTCTTCATGAAGGTCGGACATATATCGCCTCGGCAAACAATATTAAAAAGCGAAAACTTTATATTCGTAGCCTGACTACAAAAACATGCATTTCTGACTGCATGATTAAAGTCTTCCTCGGTCGTGATGGTTTACCTGTAAAGGCGGAGTCATGGTAATGACTAAGAAAATAAAATGTGCTTATCACCTTTGCAATAAAGAAATTGAAGAAAGCAAAATCATTACAAGACCACTTCATTTCATGCGTGGAGTTATACCAACGACGGAAATGAAAAAATATTGTAGTGAAATCTGTGCCGAAAAAGACCAGATGGCACACGAACTTTAATTAACTGACTATCCGAAACTGAATTTATGCCAGCAATGGCAGGGATTCGCTCAACCTTAATTAAGGAGAAAAACATGATTACCAGTTATGAAGCCACTGTTGTAACTACTGATGACATTGTTCACGAGGTTAATCTGGAAGGAAAGCGTATTGGCTACGTGATTAAGACAGAAAATAAAGAAACCCCATTCACTGTGGTTGATATCGACGGTCCATCAGGCAACGTTAAAACACTTAACGATGGTGTAAAAAAAATGTGTCTGGTGCACATAGGAAAGAATCTGCCCGCAGAAAAAAAAGCCGAATTTCTGGCAACTCTGATTGCAATGAAATTAAAAGGTGAAATCTGAAAAAAAGAAAGCCTGCACACTGTGCAGGCCTGAATGAAGAACCTGGGACATTTATTCATCACTCGCAGTAATTTTAATCTGAGTTGAGGTTAAAAAACAATGAACACCGATAAACAAGTTTACCCACTGTATTACGAAGCAAAAAATGACAAAGTAAGAAAACGTCTCGGTATTAAAGGCGGTTTTTACTGGGCTGAAGCGAAAAAATTATCCATTGCCATCTCCCGTGGTGCTGTTGCGATTGACGATGCAGGCTACGATGAAGATGACTTTAAAAAACCTGTTCGCGTCAATTTGCCCGTTGTTGATGACCTCCCGCCAGAAGGCGTATTTGATACGGAATTCTGCAACCGTTACGAAAAAGGCGGGGAAGATGGCATCACAATGGTATTTATCGCATCTTCTCCCTCTGTTCAGGACAAACCGGCCAGCACTGACAATACCAACGTCAACGGCGAAGACATGACAGAAATTGAGGAGAACATGCTCCTGCCAGTTTCCGGTCAGGAACTGCCCATTCGCTGGCTTGCGCAACACGGCAGCGAAAAACCAGTAACGCACGTTTCACGCGACGAACTCCAGGCATTACACATTGCTCGGGATGAAGAACTACCAGCTGTTACTGCCCTGGCTGTTTCCCACAAAACCAGCCTGCTCGATCCGCTGGAAATTCGCGATCTCCACAAACTGGTGCGTGATACTGACAGAGTTTTCCCTAATCCAGGCAATTCAAGCCTGGGGCTGATGACTGCTTTTTTCGAAGCATACATGGACGCAGACTACACCGATCGCGGTCTGCTGACAAAAGAGTGGATGAAAGGAAATCGTGTTTCACGCATCACGCGCACGGCTTCCGGCGCTAATGCTGGCGGCGGGAACCTCACCGATCGCGGCGAAGGTTTCGTTCACGATCTGACGTCACTGGCGCGCGACGTAGCCACTGGCGTACTGGCTCGTTCAATGGACGTGGACATTTATAACCTTCATCCGGCACACGCTAAACGTGTCGAGGAAATTATCGCTGAAAATAAACCGCCCTTTTCTGTTTTCCGCGACAAATTCATCACCATGCCTGGCGGGATGGATTATTCCCGCGCCATCGTGGTTGCGTCAGTGAAAGAAGCACCGATTGGTATCGAGGTCATCCCCGCTCACGTCACTGAATATCTGAACAAGGTACTGACTGAAACCGATCATGCCAACCCTGATCCGGAAATCGTGGATATTGCCTGCGGTCGCTCCTCTGCCCCGATGCCGCAACGTGTAACAGAAGAAGGAAAACAGGATGATGAAGAAAAAACGCAGCCATCTGGCGCAATGGCAGATGAACAGGCAACGGCTGAAACAATGGAACCGGATGCAACTGAACATCATCAGAACACGCAGCCGCTGGATGCTCAGTCACAGGTAAATTCTGTTGATGAGAAATATCAGGAACTACGGGCAGAACTCCATGAAGCCCGGAAAAACATTCCGCCCAAAAATCCTGTCGATGCAGACAAATTACTGGCTGCCTTGAGGTAGCCTGTGAGGTGTACTGGCAATAGCGGACACTACCATTTGTTCTTTTTTTAAGCAGCCATCTGATGATATTTTTCCCTGAAGGCTGCCGGGGAGATATTCCCCAGACGAGAGTGACGACGCTGACGATTGTAGAAAATCTCAATGTATTCCCGTATTACTGAGATGGCTTCATCCCGGTTATTAAAACGATAGTGGCTCAGGCTCTCATTTTTCAGCGTTCCCCAGAAGCTTTCCATCGGAGCGTTGTCGTAACAGTTACCTTTACACGACATTGATGTTTTCAGACCAGACTGCTCCTGTATGACCCGGTAATCGTATGCGCAGTACTGTGAACCTCGATCAGAGTGGTGGATTAGCCCGGCAGGTGGGCGCTGGCTCCTGAGCGCCATAAACAGGGCTTTACCTGTCAGCTCTTTTGTCATGCGCTCTCCCATGGCGTAGCCGACAATTTCACACGTATAAACATCTTTGATGCCAGCGAGGTACAACCATCCCTCCTGTGTGGCAACATACGTCAGGTCCGCCACCCAGACCTGATTTGGTGCTGTAGGAGCGAACGTCTGGTTCAGCAGATTTGGCGCAACTGGCAGATTGTGGTTCGGGTTCGTAGTCGCTCTGAACTTGCGTTTCTGCTTACAGCGTAGCCTCAGCTCCTTACGAAGACGTGCAAGTCGGTCACGACCAACGATGATGCCATTCTCTGCCAGCTCCGTCTGGAGCCGCCGGGTTCCATATGTTTCGCGAGTGCGGATATGTGCCACCTTAATCTCCGGTTTTAGCCGCTCATCACTTTGTTTTCTGTCTGAGGGTTCATGCTGTACCCAGTTGTAATAACCGCTCCTGGATACACCAAATACCTGACACATCGCTTCAATGGGAAATTGTTGTCGCCATTGTTCGATTAACGCGTATTTTTCAGCGACTCCTGTGCAAAATACGCTGTTGCTTTTTTTAATATATCGCGCTCAAGGCGAGCTTCATTTAACGCCTTACGCAGTTGCAGAATTTCAGATTCCAGTTCAGCCACCGTGCGGGAACCAGGAGTACCGAGCCCTTTTCTGGCGGCGGTAACCCATTGTCCTAAAGTGCCTTCAGGAAGAGATAATCGGGAAGCGCCTTCACTGATCGAAAGTTGATTTTCAAGAACCGTTCTGACAGCTTCGGCTTTGAACTATTTAGAGTAACGTTGGGTTTTTCTGCTCATTATTAGCTCCTTCTGATGCCATTCTATTTCAGGAAGGAGTGTCCGTTAAACTCAGGCTACCTCAGAGCGCTTATCCGATTTTTGATCGTATTGAAGAAATGGCATGGGCTCGTCACTACCAGCAGATCGTTCGTGAAGAAAAAGAAACGGAACTGGCGGACGACCTGGAAAAAGGTCTGCCTCAGCACCTGTTTGAATCGCTCTGCATCGACCATTTGCAACGCCACGGTGCCAATAAACAGGCAATCAGCCACGCATTTGATGATGATGTTGAGTTTCAGGAGCGCATGGCAGAACACATCCGGTACATGGCTGAAACCATTGCCCACCACCAGGTTGATATTGATTTGGAGGACTAAAATCTATGGCGCTTTTTCAACGAGCAATAAACACACAGGCCTATCTAAAAGCAGGAATTATGGGGTTTGCTGGCGACGGCAAAACCTACACAGCAAGCGAACTGGCTATTGGTCTGGTAATGCTTATGCGGCAACGGGGAATTGAAGCTGGTAACCGCCCGGTAATGTTTCTGGACACAGAAACAGGCTCTGACTGGGTTAAACCCCGCTTTGATGCGGAAAATATCGAATTATTTACGGCAAAAACCCGCTCGTTTGTTGATCTGCTTGAAGCCATTAATGAAGCGGAAAGCAGCGGTTCCGTAATGATCATCGACTCCATCAGTCACTTCTGGACCGGATTATGCGACGAGTATGCCAGACGCCGAAACCGTAAACGAGGACTGGAATTTTCAGACTGGGCGTGGCTCAAACAGGAGTGGCGACGCTTTACCGATCGATTTGTTAACAGTCAGGCGCACATTATTATGTGCGGGCGTGCAGGATATGAGTATGACTTTTTCGAAGGTGATGATGGCAAACGCCAGTTGGCAAAAACCGGTATAAAAATGAAAGCAGAAACAGAAACCGGTTATGAACCCTCCATCCGGATCCAGATGGAGAAGCAAATGAACATAGAAACCGGTCAGGTGTGGCGCACCGCCAGAATACTAAAAGATCGCTCCACCCGTATTGATGGACAGGTATTTTCAAACCCAACATTTAAAAACTTTCTTCCTCATATCGAGTCTCTTAACCTGGGAGGTGAACACCCCGGCATCGATACCTCACGGGATAACAGTGAATTATTTGCCAACGACGGTACACCGACATGGCTAAAAGAAAAGCGTGCAAAAGAAATCGCACTTGATGAAATTATCGAGTTGCTCAACAAGCACCATGGGGGCACCAGTAACGACGCCAAACGCGCAAAAGCTGATTTGCTGGAAAAAACATTCACCTCCCGCTCATGGGAAAGAATCAAAGGTATGGACTGGCCGACAATCAAAGCTGGTCGTAATGCACTATGGATTGAACTGGAAGGCGTTGAATATGCATTCCCGGATCCACAAACACAAAACGAAACGCAACAAGCAGGATACGATGAGAATATTCCGGTGTAAAACCAAGTGCATTTTGGGAATGAACCGCCCCGGGAATCCTGGAGACTAAACTTCCTGAGAAAGAGGTAAACAGGATGACTAAAAATACTCGTTTTTCCCCCGAAGTCCGTCAACGGGCAGTCCGTATGGTTCTGGAAAGTCAGGGCGAATATGACTCACAATGGGCGACAATTTGTTCCATTGCCCAAAGATTGGCTGTACGCCGGAGACTCTGCGTGTCTGGGTTCGCCAGCATGAGCGGGATACCGGGGCGGTGATGGAGGGCTCACCACCGCTGAACGTCAGCGTCTGAAAGAGCTGGAGCGTGAAAATCGTGAACTGCGCCGCAGTAACGATATCCTTCGCCAGGCTTCCGCTTATTTTGCGAAGGCGGAGTTCGACCGCCTCTGGAAAAAATGATGCCACTGCTGGATAAGCTGCGTGAGCAGTACGGGGTCGGACCGCTATGCAGCGAACTGCATATTGCCCCGTCAACGTATTACCACTGTCAGCAACAGCGACATCATCCGGATAAACGCAGTGCCCGTGCGCAGCGCGATGACTGGCTGAAGAAAGAGATACAGCGCGTATACGATGAAAATCACAAGGTATACGGTGTAAAGTCTGGCGTCAGTTGTTACGGGAAGGTATCAGAGTGGCCAGATGCACTGTGGCACGTCTCATGGCGGTTATGGGACTTGCCGGTGTTCTCCGGGGTAAAAAGGTCCGTACGACCATCAGCCGGAAAGCCGTTGCCGCAGGCGACCGCGTAAACCGTCAGTTCGTGGCAGAACGACCTGACCAGCTGTGGGTGGCTGATTTTACTTACGTCAGCACATGGCGGGGCTTCGTCTATGTGGCGTTCATCATTGATGTGTTTGCCGGATACATCGTGGGGTGGCGGGTCTCATCGTCCATGGAAACGACATTCGTGCTGGATGCACTGGAGCAGGCGTTATGGGCCCGTCGACCGTCCGGCACGGTCCATCACAGTGATAAAGGTTCTCAGTATGTATCGCTGGCCTACACACAGCGGCTTAAGGAAGCCGGATTACTGGCATCAACAGGAAGTACAGGCGACTCGTATGACAACGCGATGGCGGAGAGCATCAATGGTCTTTACAAAGCGGAGGTAATACACCGTAAGAGCTGGAAAAACCGTGCAGAAGTGGAACTGGCCACACTAACGTGGGTGGACTGGTATAACAATCGACGATTGCTGGAAAGGCTGGGCCACATCCTCCGGCAGAAGCAGAAAAAGCTTATTATGCTTCCATCGGAAACGATGATCTGGCAGCCTGAGTTCACAGATAAAACACTCTCCAGGAAACCCGGGGCGGTTCAGCCTGATGCTTCGCACTGGTCTGGGTGCCAGACAAATTGAAGCATACCGCCAGAACTGTTGGGTGGAAGGCTTCCACTTCAAACGAGTATCTCCTTTAGGGAAGCCAGACAGTAAGCGAGGGATTATCTGGTACAACTATCCGAAGATAAATCAGTTTATCAAAGACTCATGATATGTCTAAATTACCAACAGGTGTCGAGATTCGAGGTAAATACATTCGCATCTGGTTCATGTTTCGAGGAAAACGATGTCGGGAAACATTGAAAGGCTGGGAGATTACTAACAGTAACATTAAAAAGGCCGGGAATTTAAGAGCGTTGATAGTTCATCAAATCAGTTCCGGTGGGTAATGACTCCAACTTACTGATAGTGTTTTATGTTCAGATAATGCCCGATGACCTTGTCATGCAGCTCCACCGATTTTGAGAACGACAGTGACTTCCGTACCAGCCTTGCCAGATGTTGTCTCAGATTCAGATTATGTCGCTCAATGCGCTGAGTGTAACGCTTGCTGATAACGTGCAGCTTTCCCTTCAGGCGTGATTCATACAGCGGCCAGCCATCCGTCATCCATACCACGACCTCAAAGGCCGACAGCAGGCTCAGAAGACGCTCCAGTGTGGCCAGAGTGCGTTCACCGAAGACGTGCGCCACAACCGTCCTCCGTATCCTGTCATACGCGTAAAACAGCCAGCGCTGACGTGATTTAGCACCGACGTAGCCCCAATGTTCGTCCATTTCAGCGCAGACAATCACATCACTGCCCGGTTGTATGCGCGAGGTTACCGACTGCGGCCTGAGTTTTTTAAGTGACGTAAAACCGTGTTGAGGCCAACGCCCATAATGCGTGCACTGGCGCGACATCCGACGCCATTCATGGCCATATCAATGATTTTCTGGTGCGTACCGGGCTGAGAGGCGGTGTAAGTGAACTGTAGTTGCCATGTTTTACGGCAATGAGAGCAGAGATAGCGCTGATGTCCGGCAGTGCTTTTGCCGTTACGCACCACGCCTTCAGTAGCGGAGCAGGAAGGACATCTGATGGAAATGGAAGCCACGCAAGCACCTTAAAATCACCATCATACACTAAATCAGTAAGTTGGCAGCATTACCTGACCCGTTATCTAAAACAGAATTCAATGCATTAATGGAAAGTGAAAAAGGACAGAGCCAAAACTTGTGGAAATTTGCCGTTTACTCCGGGCTTCGTCACGGGGAACTGGCAGCTCTGGCGTGGGAGGATGTGGATTTCGAGAAGGGAATTGTGAATGTCAGAAGAAACCTGACGATACTTGATATGTTCGGTCCCCCAAAAACAAATGCCGGGATCCGGACGGTAGCATTACTGCAGCCGGCTCTTGAAGCACTGAAGGAGCAATACAAACTGACCGGGCATCATCGCAAAAGCGAAATCACTTTTTATCATCGGGAGTACGGCAGAACTGAAAAACAAAAACTGCATTTTGTTTTCATGCCCAGGGTGTGTAACGAAAAACAGAAACCTTATTACTCGGTAAGCAGTTTGGGTACAAGATGGAATGCAGCAGTAAAACGTGCTGGTATTCGCCGCCGTAATCCGTACCATACGCGACATACTTTTGCCTGCTGGCTGTTGACGGCAGGAGCGAACCCGGCATTTATAGCCAGCCAGATGGGGCATGAAACTGCGCAAATGGTGTATGAAATTTACGGTATGTGGATTGATGACATGAACGACGAACAGATAGCCATGTTGAATGCGCGGTTATCGTAGTTGCAAAGTTTGCCCCCAATTTGCCCCATTTAGTACCAGAGAACTGAAATAATGCAAGAAAATCAACAAATTACAAAGAAAGAACAATACAACCTGAACAAGTAAGGGCAAAAATCACAACTATCTGACTCATAAGTATTTTATTTATTTTTCAATATGTTAAACATTATCAGCGACAACAATAAGCTACGATAACCCACTCTTTTTTGCCCCATTTTTGCCATCAACAATTTTCCTCATAAAGTCATTTCAAAGCCTAATAGCTGCTCTACTTTTTTCCTCAATATCATGTCGCCAGCAGGAAACAACCTAATCCCTGTTTTAGGCCTCAAAGCTGTTAATGATAATTATTTTCATTTTGTATAGGTTATGCTATAAAACATAGCCGTTGCTATGTTTGTTCTAATTTTGCTCACTATAGGTACTAAATTATGCACTCAATAAAAAAAGTAACCATGCTCTTGGGGTGCCTCGCCCTCACCTGCTCGATCGCATTTCAGGCAAGTGCAACTGAAAAATTCAAGGTCATTACAACATTTACCATCATCGCGGATATGGCCAAAAACGTGGCTGGAGATGCTGCAGAAGTCTCATCCATAACCAAGCCTGGTGCAGAAATTCATGAGTATCAGCCTACCCCTGGCGATATTAAACGTGCGCAGGGGGCACAACTGATTCTCGCCAATGGTATGAATCTGGAATTGTGGTTCCAACGCTTTTACCAGCATCTCAATGGGGTTCCAGAAGTAATTGTCTCTTCGGGTGTGACGCCAGTAGGGATCACCGAAGGACCCTATGAGGGCAAACCTAATCCCCATGCATGGATGTCGCCAGATAATGCTCTGATTTACGTCGATAATATTCGTGATGCGTTGATAAAATACGATCCGGCAAATGCACAAACCTACCAACGTAATGCCGATACTTATAAAGCCAAGATTACCCAAACCCTTGCCCCCCTGCGTAAGCAGATTACGGAACTCCCTGAGAATCAGCGATGGATGGTCACCAGTGAAGGGGCTTTTTCTTATCTCGCACGCGATTTGGGGCTAAAAGAGCTTTATCTGTGGCCGATTAATGCCGATCAACAAGGAACACCGCAGCAGGTACGTAAGGTTGTTGATATAGTTAAGAAAAATCATATCCCGGCAGTCTTTAGCGAGAGTACGATTTCCGATAAACCAGCGCGTCAGGTTGCGCGTGAAACCGGCGCACACTACGGCGGTGTGCTCTATGTCGATTCCCTGAGCACAGAAAACGGCCCGGTACCTACGTATATCGACCTTCTTAAGGTTACTACCAGTACGCTGGTACAGGGAATTAAAGCCGGGAAAAGGGAGAAATAATGATGCAATCTGCAGGCATTGTCGTTAATGATGTTACTGTCACCTGGCGTAACGGGCACACAGCACTGCGCGATGCATCCTTCACAGTACCAAGTGGATCTATTGCCGCTCTGGTTGGGGTAAACGGTTCCGGAAAATCGACGTTGTTTAAAGCGATTATGGGATTTGTGCGTCTGACCAGCGGAAAGATATCTGTTCTGGGTATTCCCACGCGACAGGCGCTACAGAAAAACCTGGTTGCCTACGTCCCTCAGTCAGAAGAGGTTGACTGGTCATTTCCTGTACTGGTGGAAGATGTGGTGATGATGGGCCGCTATGGGCATATGGGTATGTTGCGTATAGCCAAAAAGAGGGATCGTCAGATTGTCACCGATGCGCTGGAACGTGTCGATATGGTGGATTTTCGCCATCGTCAAATCGGCGAGCTTTCCGGTGGACAAAAGAAACGCGTCTTTCTGGCGAGAGCAATTGCACAGCAGGGTGATGTGATCCTGCTGGATGAACCTTTTACCGGCGTTGATGTGAAAACCGAAGCGAAAATCATCAGCCTGTTGAGGGAGTTACGCGCGGAAGGCAAAACGATGCTTGTCTCAACGCACAATCTCGGCTCAGTCACGACATTTTGCGATTATACGGTCATGGTCAAAGGCACCGTCCTGGCAAGCGGGCCGACAGACACCACTTTTACAGCCGAGAACCTGGAGCTGGCTTTTAGCGGCGTACTGCGCCATGTCACACTTAACGGCTCGGAAGAAAGCATTATTACTGACGATGAACGCCCTTTTGTGGCACATCGACCGTCAGCGGTGCAGAGGGAAGCAAGATGAACGTGCTACTGGAACCCTTCAGCTATGAATATATGCTCAATGCGATGTGGGTCTCGGCAATGGTCGGCGGTCTCTGCGCTTTCCTGTCATGCTATCTGATGCTAAAAGGCTGGTCGCTGATTGGCGATGCGCTGTCGCACTCTATTGTCCCGGGTGTTGCGGGGGCATATATGCTGGGGCTTCCGTTTTCTCTGGGAGCCTTCTTTTCCGGCGGACTGGCAGCGGGCAGCATGCTGTTTCTTAACCAACGCACCCGCTTAAAAGAAGATGCCATCATCGGCCTGATCTTCTCGTCCTTTTTTGGCCTGGGGCTGTTTATGGTGTCATTGAACCCGACATCCGTGAACATTCAGACCATCGTCCTGGGCAATATTCTGGCAATCGATCCGGCGGATATCCTGCAACTCACTATCATTGGCATTCTCTCGATCATCGTGCTTTTTTTCAAATGGAAAGATCTTATGGTGACCTTTTTCGACGAGAATCACGCCCGTGCTATTGGATTACATCCGGGCAGATTAAAAATCCTCTTCTTCACCCTGCTGTCGGTTTCGACCGTTGCGGCGCTGCAAACGGTTGGTGCCTTTCTGGTGATCTGTCTGGTGGTGACTCCCGGTGCAACAGCATGGTTGTTAACCGATCGTTTTCCCCGCCTGCTCATAATTGCTGTAACTATTGGCAGTGTAACCAGTTTCCTCGGCGCGTGGGTCAGTTACTTTCTGGACGGCGCGACAGGTGGAATCATCGTGGTGGCGCAGACACTGCTGTTTCTTTTAGCATTTGTATTTGCGCCCACCCATGGACTTTTGGCAAATCGTCGGCGTGCGCATAAAGCGCTGGAGGATCGCTCATGATGGCATTATTACTGGAGCCACTGCAGTTCACCTTTATGAGTCACGCACTGCTGATTTCACTGGTAGTTTCCATACCCTGTGCGCTGCTGTCGGTCTTTCTGGTCCTGAAAGGTTGGGCACTGATGGGTGACGCGATGAGTCATGCGGTTTTTCCTGGCATCGTGCTTACCTGGATTCTGGGGTTACCTCTGGCTACAGGGGCATTCGTCGCCGGAGTATTCTGCGCGGTGGCGACGGGATACCTGAAAGACAACAGCCGAATCAAGCAAGATACAGTTATGGGGATTGTTTTTTCTGGCATGTTTGCCGCAGGTCTGATCTTGTATATTGCAATTAAACCAGACGTACATCTTGACCATATTCTTTTCGGCGACATGCTCGGGATAACCATCGGCGACATAATCCAGACGGTGATTATTGCCGGGCTGGTTACACTTGTTATTAGCGTAAAATGGCGGGATTTTTTGCTGTTCAGCTTTGATTATCAACAGGCGCAGGTAAGCGGTTTGCATACGAGATGGCTGCATTATGGGCTGCTGTGCATGGTTTCCCTGACCATTGTGGCGACGCTGAAAGCAGTAGGTATCATTCTCTCTATTTCTCTGCTCATTGCGCCTGGCGCCATTGCAGTACTCCTGACACAACGCTTTCATATTGCGCTCCTACTGGCGACTGGCATATCGGTAATAGTGTCAATGACTGGTGTCTGGCTGTCCTTTTTTATCGACAGCGCACCAGCTCCGACGATTGTCGTCTTATTCGCGGTCGTGTTCATCATGACGTTTACCGTTACCAGCATCAACGCACGCACAAAGGGAAACGCCCATACACAGGATCTGTTATCACCCAATTAGCACAACATCCGAGGACAGCATCGTCCGCCAGCCTACAGAAGTCCGGAAAGCCATGGAAGGTCGTTGGGAGGAGGTACGAATTCTATCATGCAAAAAATACGTAAAATCGATAACGCCTAGAAATCATTCAATACTCGCACTATCGAAAGTTTACCAGCCAACCGCGGCACGTTCCTGCATACGACGTGCCGCAGCTTCTGTTATTCCACGATAAAATTCCTAACCGAATTCAAATCCTTCAGACTATTCAGCTCTTCCTTCAGCTCCCGCTGACGGCGATAAATCTCATCGTTGCGATCGACCTGCGCCTGCACCATTGCTGCCGCCAGTTCTTCCAGTTCCGGCATCGACAGTTTCACCTGCTGATTATCGGCATCGCTCCACGCCATATGTGTTTGTGCTGTGACAGATTTTGCCAGCATGACTACCGGGGACAGGCGGCCCAGTGAGTCGGGACCAGCATTCCAGATACGACCGTTCCATTCAAACGTGAACAGCTTCGCCTCCTGTTCTGCGCGCCATGCTTCAATTTCCTGACGTCTGGCCTCTCTGGCCGCTTCCAGCATTTCTGGTGTCACAGTGAATGGGGCTATCTCACCCCATTTGCCGCTTTGCAGTTCCTGCCAGATTTGCTGACCCGTCGGAGCGACATCATCAGCGGTGGCTGTGTAGGGGACTGCCTGGTCCCTGTCGTCAAAAAAAACGTCACAGTCTACTGCGCCACTTTCGGTATAACGGGGATTAATGATTTTTTTAATTTCCACGGTGCATTCCTCACGATGTGCGAATAAAAAGCCCGGGCATTGCGCCAGAGACATGAGCATCCGGCACCCCGGACAGGGCGCAATATGACCCCGGTAATGAATGCTCTGAACATCCCGTAATGAAAAATTGTGGGGATGCTATATACGTTCCGGTGGGAGTACTGGGCACTGAAATCCCCACCGGTCCCAGTCGTGAGCCTCTGTATGACTGCCCCCTGACAAGTCTGATGACTTTATCACCGTCAGCTTCTCCCTGGTACGCAGCAATAATCAGCCCGCCAATGTCAGGGTCTCCCCATCTGTTGCGGACAGAGCTCGCCACGATTCTGTAAATAATATCTTCTGTGGTTATATTTATTTTCACCCAGTCAGTCAGTCTGGATATGGGCCAGTAGCGGTAGCGGGTGTGATAAATGGGGCCGTTAATGCCGTAAAAAGTAAGGGATTTGGCTCTGTACCGCGGTTCTGTTGTCTCAGGGCGTGCATCAGTCCACCGGATGCTGAGCACCCCTTCAAACCGTGTGTCGGGTATGATGATGCCGTAGGGGCCAGCAACGGAATATTCACCTGGCAGCGCATTCCTTACCCAGGCCAGGAAATCACTCTTAGTGTCAAAACGGATAACATCTTCAGGCAGAAAAGCACACCCAAAGCCGAATGCGCCGGGTATCGCCAGACGGCCTTTTGTCCGGTCGTAAATGTCGCTCTGTGCTTCCATCGTGGCCGCACTTTTCAGCCCCAGATTATCCCGGGACTTCTGTTGTGCCTTTTCGCCTGCTGCTGCGATTTCAGACAGATGGTTAGCCGTTTTCAGAGTGCCGGTCAGCGCAGCATCAATGTCATTTTTGGCCTGCTCTGCTGCGCGGGCATAACCTGCGGCTGCCGCCACATCCTGCGCCGTCTGCTGTGCGTTTCCGGCTGCGGCCCCGGCGCTCTGCTGCGCCTGCGCCACCATTTCCTCAAAGCGTTTGACGACATCCGGTTTCAGGTCGCCCTCATCAGGAGCAATCAGAAAGTCATTCAGCGTGCCGGGCTTTGAGTCCTCATATACAGCAATGTCGCCAACGTTGTACTCGTTGCGCCAGTCCTGTTTCAGATACACACCATATTTTCCAGTCCGCGCATGGAAACAGTATTCACCATCGTTTCCTGTCATCACATCAGCAACAGTGTTCATCACCACTTCCGGGGGGTTTACCCGGGATTTCAGAATAATATGGTATCCGGACATGGGGATACCTGCGCCATCAGTCAGCGCACCTGATATCACTACAGACATTGTTTTTCTCGCGATAAATTAAATCAGGAAGAACCTTCCGGAGAGGCGGGCCATTCAATGGCGTTGTATGAGGATTTATCAGTGATGGTGCTGAAATCCATCGCCTGCAGCGATTTCGCGTAAATACGACAGGCTTTCAGCTTTTCTTTATCTTCGTCGCTGATTAACCCCAGCAGCAGGTCTTCTTCCCATTCCCCTGTCCGGGCACTGACCTGAGCCAGAAGGGCATCACGCTCATCTTCCGCTTTGAGTCTGTAGTCAAAGACAAATTCATCATTGCGGTAAAACCAGTAACCCGGCGCGGTAATGCGGCGGTTGGCGGTAATATCAGGAACTTCAATAACACTGGCGTTACGGGGTTCAATGCCTGTCACATCCTTACCGACCCACACCACGCGACCGTCTCCGGTGTAAGTTATTTTAATTGTGTCCTGGCGAAATTCTTCAGCTCTTCATACCAGTTTTTTCCGTCTTCTGAAAAAAGCCAGGTGACCGAATATCGTTTTGTCATCTGATATTGTTCTGCTGTTTTCGGATTACCCGTAGTAATATTTTTTAAATGCAACATTGTTAAATACTCGCTACGTTATACTAGGTGCCATTAATCAGTTTTTGCAGTGGTCGGTAATACACACCGTCAACGTTATCCGCTGAGTTACGGCCGGTATCCGATATCGCCATCCCTGACAGCCCGTGTCCCGAAGGTGCGCAAAATCTCCACGAAACGGTGTTACTGCCGGGGCTGTAATACATTTCATGGCCATACCGTACATCCTGTACCCCCTCTGTTCGATATTTATAGCGGGCATCGAAGTTTCCGTAATTTAACGGAATTACCTGTCCGTTAACAGTGAACACTATGCTGTTATCCGGGTTTCTCTGGCTGAAAAAATGCCAGCCTGAATCATCGCCAAGCTCTGCAACAACAGGCCTGGATGGATTACTGAGGTGTACTGGCAATAGCGGACACTACCATTTGTTCTTTTTTTAAGCAGTCATCTGATGATATTTTTCCCTGAAGGCTGCCGGGGAGATATTCCCCAGACGAGAGTGACGACGCTGACGATTGTAGAAAATCTCAATGTATTCCCGTATTACTGAGATGGCTTCATCCCGGTTATTAAAACGATAGTGGCTCAGGCTCTCATTTTTCAGCGTTCCCCAGAAGCTTTCCATCGGAGCGTTGTCGTAACAGTTACCTTTACGCGACATTGATGTTTTCAGACCAGACTGCTCCTGTATGACCCGGTAATCGTATGCGCAGTACTGTGAACCTCGATCAGAGTGGTGGATTAGCCCGGCAGGTGGGCGCTGGCTCCTGAGCGCCATAAACAGGGCTTTACCTGTCAGCTCTTTTGTCATGCGCTCTCCCATGGCGTAGCCGACAATTTCACACGTATAAACATCTTTGATGCCAGCGAGGTACAACCATCCCTCCTGTGTGGCAACATACGTCAGGTCCGCCACCCAGACCTGATTTGGTGCTGTAGGAGCGAACGTCTGGTTCAGCAGATTTGGCGCAACTGGCAGATTGTGGTTCGGGTTCGTAGTCGCTCTGAACTTGCGTTTCTGCTTACAGCGTAGCCTCAGCTCCTTACGAAGACGTGCCAGTCGGTCACGACCAACGATGATGCCATTCTCTGCCAGCTCCGTCTGGAGCCGCCGGGTTCCATATGTTTCGCGAGTGCGGATATGTGCCACCTTAATCTCCGGTTTTAGCCGCTCATCACTTTGTTTTCTGTCTGAGGGTTCATGCTGTACCCAGTTGTAATAACCGCTCCTGGATACACCAAATACCTGACACATCGCTTCAATGGGAAATTGTTGTCGCCATTGTTCGATTAACGCGTATTTTTCAGCGACTCCTGTGCAAAATACGCTGTTGCTTTTTTTGGTAATGACTCCAACTTACTGATAGTGTTTTATGTTCAGATAATGCCCGATGACCTTGTCATGCAGCTCCACCGATTTTGAGAACGACAGTGACTTCCGTACCAGCCTTGCCAGATGTTGTCTCAGATTCAGATTATGTCGCTCAATGCGCTGAGTGTAACGCTTGCTGATAACGTGCAGCTTTCCCTTCAGGCGTGATTCATACAGCGGCCAGCCATCCGTCATCCATACCACGACCTCAAAGGCCGACAGCAGGCTCAGAAGACGCTCCAGTGTGGCCAGAGTGCGTTCACCGAAGACGTGCGCCACAACCGTCCTCCGTATCCTGTCATACGCGTAAAACAGCCAGCGCTGACGTGATTTAGCACCGACGTAGCCCCAATGTTCGTCCATTTCAGCGCAGACAATCACATCACTGCCCGGTTGTATGCGCGAGGTTACCGACTGCGGCCTGAGTTTTTTAAGTGACGTAAAACCGTGTTGAGGCCAACGCCCATAATGCGTGCACTGGCACGACATCCGACGCCATTCATGGCCATATCAATGATTTTCTGGTGCGTACCGGGCTGAGAGGCGGTGTAAGTGAACTGTAGTTGCCATGTTTTACGGCAATGAGAGCAGAGATAGCGCTGATGTCCGGCAGTGCTTTTGCCGTTACGCACCACGCCTTCAGTAGCGGAGCAGGAAGGACATCTGATGGAAATGGAAGCCACGCAAGCACCTTAAAATCACCATCATACACTAAATCAGTAAGTTGGCAGCATTACCCGCGTTAAGTTCTTCGAGCATCTTACGAATATCACGAAGGACATTTCGGTGCTCCTTGCCTGTCAGCTCAGCAATTTCAACTGAGGTCATGGACACAAGCTGGTCGAGGTTAATGATGCTGATTTCTTGTTGTGGTTGTTGTGGTTGTTGAGACATCGCTTGATTTCCTTTTTGTTTGCACCCTGAAGTCGCACCCCCACTGACCTACTCAAAGTCCCCAAGCGAAGGGAGACCAGCAGGACAACAGGATGCAAACAGAATGACTTTGAGATTGAATACTATGATGATGACGATGTAGCTGTGCGGAGCTACTGGGAGGGTCTCTCTAGGAGCCACTCTAGGGTCTCTCTAGGGTCTCTCTAGGCATCAGGCTATACGAAACTACAGGGCATCCTAAAGAATGACGTACAGGGCCATAGAGGACCATAGAGGGCCATAGAGTTAGCTTCTGGGGGTAATGCCTAGAGGAGACCCTAGAGAGACCTATAGAGAGACCATAGAGAAGACCTATAGAGAGACCCTAGATGAAGTGGTCAACAAAAACTGGCCACCGAGTTAGAGTTTTTCCAGTATCGATTTTCCGATTCGTTTGGGGGTAACCCACCGTTATATTCGTGCGGTCTTAGTGCACTGTAATATCCAACGATATAGTCCGTTATGGCGTGAGCTGCCTCGCTGAAGCTTACGTAACCCACCACCGGCATCCATTCGTTCTTCAGACTCCTGAAGAAGCGTTCCATTGGGCTGTTATCCCAGCAGTTTCCGCGCCGGCTCATACTCTGTCTGATCTGGTATCGCCACAATAACTGCCGGAACTGCCTGCTCGTATAATGACTGCCCTGATCGCTGTGGAACATCACCCCGCCGGGCTTACCACGGGTTTCCCATGCCATTTCCAGCGCTTTCATGGTGAGCCTGCTGTCCGGCGAGAACGACATGGCCCAGCCCACTGGTTTTCTTGCGAACAGGTCGAGAACAACGGCGAGGTACGCCCAGCGCTTACCCGTCCAGATATAGGTCACATCACCGCACCACACCTGATTTGGTTCGGTCACGGCGAACTGCCTTTCAAGGTAGTTAGGGATAGCAACATGTTCATGACCACCACGTTTATACCGGTGAGTCGGCTGCTGACAGCTGACCAGCCCCAGCTCTTTCATGAGCCTGCCAGCAAGCCAGCGTCCCATCTGGTAGCCTCTCCGGGTTGCCATTGTGGCGATGCTTCTTGCTCCGGCCGAACCGTGGCTGATGCCATGTAGCTCAAGTACCTGACTGCGTAATACAGCCCGTCTGCCGTCTGGTTTTTCAGGACGGTTTTTCCAGTATCTGTAGCTGCTGCGATGAACCCCGAACACATGGCAGAGTGTGACCACAGGATAATGCGCTCTGAGTTTCCCGATTATCGAGAACTGTTCAGGGAGTCTGACATCAAGAGCGCGGTAGCCTTTTTTAATATTTCATTCTCCATTTCAATGCGTTGTAGCTTTTTCCTGAGCTCACGGATTTCAATTTGTTCCGGGGTAATGGGGGAGGCTTTTGGTGTTTTGCCCTGACGCTCATCACGCAGTTGTTTGACCCATCTTGTCATTGTGGAAAGGCCAACATCCATAGCTTTGGCGGCATCTGCCACCGTGTATTTCTGGTCAACAACCAGTTGAGCGGATTCGCGTTTAAACTCTGCGCTAAAATTTCTTTTTTTCATTGGAGCACCTGTGTTGTTCTGAGGTGAGCATATCACCTCTGTTCAGGTGGCCAAATTCAGTGTGCCACTTCAAGAGAAGACCTATAGGTTTGGTGATTGATTATTATAAATATCATCACCCCTTAAGGTATTCCCTTAGAGTTAATCTTTAATTGGTCTTTAATTAAATCTTTTATTTAATACTTAAAGTTAATCTCTAATTGTGTCTTTAAGTTAACTTTAAGTAATACTATAAGTTAATCTTTAATTGTGTCTTTAAGTTAACTTTAAGTTAAGCCCCTGTAGGGACTAGAGACCATAATTAAGATGATTGTGTCTTATTGCTATTCACTTATCGACTGACCCAGAGCACACAGGAAGCATTCACTTTAAGTAGAACGCTTGGTGTCTGTAATTGGTCATCCCGCCCCTGAAAGGATGCGATAAGTTACGGTTAGTTGTCCTAGAAGAGAAAACTTTTTGTGTCCCTTCTCCCTATAGTGAGTCGTATTAATTATCCTTGACAAGTAGAGAAAACCATGAGTCAAAAACATGACCACACAGGTCTGTAGTAAGTGTCATCCTAGAAGAGAAAACTTTTTGTGTCCCTTCTCCCTATAGTGAGTCGTATTAATTACCCCTTGACAAGCAGAGAAAACTATGAGTCAAAAACATGACCGCACAGGTCTGTAGTAAGTGTCATCCTAGAAGAGAAAACTTTTTGTGTCCCTTCTCCCTATAGTGAGTCGTATTAATTATCCCTTGACAAGTAGAGAAAACTATGAGTCAAAAACATGACCACACAGGTCTGTAGTAAGTGTCATCCTAGACTATGGTCTCCTCTAGGTCTCCTTATAAACATCAGCCATCACATTGACCAGCCTATCAACCTCGACCTCTTTAGCATAACGGTCGTACGTAATAGACCCTGAACTATGCCCCATGATCGCCTGTGCATACGCCAACTCGACCCCATGTTGTTTTAACTGGGCCGCAACTGTATGTCTAAACGAGTGAAACGCTAAGCCGCTACGGTCTACGAGGACTTTAGGCAACAACGTCCGATTAAACCATTTACTCACCTGCTCACCGTAACCGTTCTTCATGAGACGCAGACCATCGAACACCATAGCGTCATCACCGTCAGCGCCTCTACGGGTCTCTACAAGCGCCATAAAGTCAGCCAATATAAAACCATAGGCCCCATCGACCAGAGGCACACAGCGGTCACTATGAGCGTTCTTGATGCTCTTACCGGGTAGACTACTATCGTCTTCATTGATATGAATATAAACGGTTCCCGCCTCAGTGGTCCTGACGTCTTTGACCTGTAGTTGGGCTATTTCATTGAGTCTCGCCCCAGTGATAGCAGCCAAGGCGGTAACATAATAATGATACGGCTTACCAGAGGTCTTCTGAGAGTATGCCTTAGCTGCGACCAGTAGTTGCCCCACCTGCTCCGTAGAGAAGGCGTTACGGGCCCCTGAGGCTTTACGCTGAGGGACTTTAAGCTCCAGACCCTCAGTCATGTTCTTTTTAATCAAGTCATTGCGCACAGCCCACCTAAAGACAGCAGCCATCTTAATAAGATACTTGTTGTTGATGGTAACGACATCCAGACAATCTGTCTTATCTTCACGGCTCAACAGGTCAGCAAGTGGGACATCCTTGAAGCGCTGCTTACGGTTCCTAGGTAACTGCTGGAGCACATCACGGACCCTAAGCATGTCAGCCCTGTTAGCGTCTGCATTGAGACCCAGATGGTCGAATATTTCGATTAACGCAGCGTGTGACGCCTTGTTTTCCCTTAAGGTTGCAGGCTTCCAGTTCTGATAGTTCTCCGCTTCGTATTGTTCAAAGAGGCTCGCTATGGTAATGCTAGGCGTAACTTCTGGTTTTACTTCTGGAGCATTAACAGATAGGGACACAGAGTCTGCTTGGTTATCTTGCCTATCAATATCATTAAAAAGATCGACGTAATCTATCAGAGGCTGACTGTCTCCCGCTTCGATACGCCTCATACAGGCTTTTAGCACCTTCAGGGCCTCATTGATGTAACGATGCTGGTCAATGCTTAGCGGCTCACTAGCCAGAGCATCGGTAAGGCTCTCACCAAGTTCTCCGTATTGGTCCCGGTAGATATCCCTCATGTCAGGCTCAAAGAGATCTGAACGGCCCATAGACAGTTCACACTCAGCGATGTCCTTAAGGTGTTCCCTCATTTCCTCATAGGTAGCGTTGGGTCTGTCTGCGTGTATTGCCTTGAGTGCTGCCTTTATGTGCCTTGAGTAAGCCATAGCGGTGCGTCTATCCTTGGTCCGTAATGATATTGAGGTCATTCTATCATTGTTTGATTGTCTGACCCTAAGACGGAAGTAGTAGACGCCGTTACGCTGGTAGAGATAGTAGACTGCTGGAAGTTTGTGACTACTGGATAGCTGAATCATATGTCTGCATGCCCTGAGAGGGTTACACAGTGGGTTACAGTAAGTAACTCTGCAAGGAGGCTTAAAGCCGTATCCCTTAGGATTCAGTAGGTTGGAGTACTTTAAGAAAGGTCATGGAGCGGGCAGCGGGAATCGAACCCGCATCATCAGCTTGGAAGGCTGAGGTAATAGCCATTATACGATGCCCGCATATGGTGCCGACTACCGGAATCGAACTGGTGACCTACTGATTACAAGTCAGTTGCTCTGCCTGCTGAGCTAAGTCGGCGCTGGCCCACCACCGAGGACTCGAACCTCGCACCGTCAACTTAGAAGGTTGATGCTCTATCCGGATGAGCTAGTGGTGGTTGGTGGCCCTTGCTGGACTTGAACCAGCGACCTGGCGATTATGAGTCGCTCGCTCTGACCAACTGAGCTAAAGGGCCGGAGGCAGAATAATAACCATATGTCATCACATCTGCAAACTCATCTGACCACCAGCGCGTTTAACGCCCTGTGCCATTTTTCAGGCACAAAAAAACCCGCATAAAGCGGGTTCTTTCAAGTGTCCATGTCTGCTATTCGCCTCGCGATACAGCTTTGCGAAGCTTACCGTAATTGAAGCAGTTTATGTGCAAAAATGCAAGAACTTTTTTAAAGCTGCATCAACCTTTCCACCAGTTTATCTCTGCGAACAACAAACCAACCATTGGCTCTCGCCAGTTCCAGCCATGACTCAAGGGAAATAACAATATCATCATCCCGTAACTGAATTGTGGAAACAGTGACACCGCCTCTCTGATAACAGAGAACTCGCGTGTCGTAACTTTTCTGGCATGAAACTGGCGTTGACGGATCCCTTTGACTGAAATAGCAGTCTTCCAGTTTTTCGAACACATCCCACGCCTGATCGGTTTCGAGCATTTTGCCGTGGCGTGCTGCGCCTCGTTCTGTCCAGAGGATGAGGGAGCGGGCTTTGGGTGAAACTGGATTTTGTGAGTAGTTTAAAGCGACCCGCAATTCTTTAAGGTCATTACCAACAACTTTGAAAAAGTGTTTCCCTTCAACGAAGCGTACTTTGTTCTCATGATGATTCTGGCGAATACGCACCGGCTCAGTGCCGTAAAGCTGCGCCAAAAGTTCGGTGGTAATAACAGGAATCTGTGAGGTGTACTGGCAATAGCGGACACTACCATTTGTTCTTTTTTTAAGCAGCCATCTGATGATATTTTTCCCTGAAGGCTGCCGGGGAGATATTCCCCAGACGAGAGTGACGACGCTGACGATTGTAGAAAATCTCAATGTATTCCCGTATTACTGAGATGGCTTCATCCCGGTTATTAAAACGATAGTGGCTCAGGCTCTCATTTTTCAGCGTTCCCCAGAAGCTTTCCATCGGAGCGTTGTCGTAACAGTTACCTTTACACGACATTGATGTTTTCAGACCAGACTGCTCCTGTATGACCCGGTAATCGTATGCGCAGTACTGTGAACCTCGATCAGAGTGGTGGATTAGCCCGGCAGGTGGGCGCTGGCTCCTGAGCGCCATAAACAGGGCTTTACCTGTCAGCTCTTTTGTCATGCGCTCTCCCATGGCGTAGCCGACAATTTCACACGTATAAACATCTTTGATGCCAGCGAGGTACAACCATCCCTCCTGTGTGGCAACATACGTCAGGTCCGCCACCCAGACCTGATTTGGTGCTGTAGGAGCGAACGTCTGGTTCAGCAGATTTGGCGCAACTGGCAGATTGTGGTTCGGGTTCGTAGTCGCTCTGAACTTGCGTTTCTGCTTACAGCGTAGCCTCAGCTCCTTACGAAGACGTGCCAGTCGGTCACGACCAACGATGATGCCATTCTCTGCCAGCTCCGTCTGGAGCCGCCGGGTTCCATATGTTTCGCGAGTGCGGATATGTGCCACCTTAATCTCCAGTTTTAGCCGCTCATCACTTTGTTTTCTGTCTGAGGGTTCATGCTGTACCCAGTTGTAATAACCGCTCCTGGATACACCAAATACCTGACACATCGCTTCAATGGGAAATTGTTGTCGCCATTGTTCGATTAACGCGTATTTTTCAGCGACTCCTGTGCAATTTAATATATCTCGCTCAAGGCGAGCTTCATTTAACGCCTTACGCAGTTGCAGAATTTCAGATTCCAGTTCAGCCACCGTGCGGGAACCAGGAGTACCGAGCCCTTTTCTGGCGGCGGTAACCCATTGTCCTAAAGTGCCTTCAGGAAGGGATAATCGGGAAGCGCCTTCACTGATCGAAAGTTGATTTTCAAGAACCGTTCTGACAGCTTCGGCTTTGAACTCTTTAGAGTAACGTTGGGTTTTTCTGCTCATTATTAGCTCCTTCTGATGCCATTCTATTTCAGGAAGGAGTGTCCGTTAAACTCAGGCTACCTCACTGGTTATGGGTGATCGGGGAGAGAGTTTCAACAGAGATTTGAGTGGTCATAACGATAACTCCGTACATTTGGAAATTATCGCCACCGACGACGCCAATCGAACTGGTGGCGAACTGTGCAGGGTTGGCGTAACCGGGTACGGAAACCGGCGAGCCTTTCGGCTCCCCCACACAGCCCGCCATAAATCGCGAATGTGACTGTGCAAACGATATGAAAAAAGACGCGGGCGCGTCTCATATCGCTCCGTAAACATCCGGGACGCCAATCCCGACGCCAGATTTTGCTGGCGCGTGAGGAATATAGCCCCGGATAACAGATTGAGTCAACAAACGGTTTTTAGATCCCCGGAAGAGAATGCATCACGCATCGGTAGATAGAGCATATATTCAGCAAGATTTAGCCATACATCTACCCGACTGCAGCACGTCCGGAAACACCACTCAGGGTGTGCGTCATTCAGCAATTCAGCCATTTTACGCTTAGTCATCCCCCGCCCTTCATACCGTTGCCGGAGGACACTAATCAATCCAGGATGCTCTGCCAGCACCTCACTTATGACTCTATCAATACATAACGCCTCTGCATCAGTACAATGCGCCAGCCAGGTCTTTTGCTTGCCATTGATCATCTCTCGCAAAAACGCTTCCAGCTCAGGTTTCTCTATTCCCGCTTTTTTCATCCTGCGCAGGGCTTCATTGACGGCTGTTTTCGTCAATTTTTTGGATGCCAGCAACTGGTTAAACATATTTCCCGTCTTACCGCCGCCAATATACGACCAGCGCCCCCACATGCGCAGTTTTCCCTGAATCCAGACACTTTCCAGCGTGGTGAGACGAAGGTGTTCCCCGCTTTTGCCTGTATTTGTTGGGTAAATCATAAATAACCTTCCTTTCTCCAGATTTCTTGTGTGCGAAAAACACCTTCTGCATGCATCAGGCGTAATTCTTCTTTGGTGTAATCGCTGGTTTTTACCCGCCCGTCGATTAAATCGTGGCATGAGCTACAGGCAATCGCTGCCTGCATATCGTGTGGTTTTGTCGCTGTTCCGCACGTCCCCGCCAGCCTGTAATGCGCCAGCACAGAAGTTTCGGGATTGTGATTGCAGTAGCCAGGAATTCTGACGGTGCACATCTGCCCCCGCGCCGCTTTACGTAAATCCACCATTACGCAAACTCCAGTAACTGCGCGGCCACATTTTCGACTTCCTCCGGAGAGGAAAATTTACGGAACAGGATCCAGTTCCACAGCACATTCAGTACAGATTTATAAACCTGCTGAAACTCGGTTTCGTCCATGTTCGCAAATGCGATAGATTTTGCCCTGCGCCCACGACTACCATCAGGATAAATATGCTCGGTGTAAAATCCGGCCTGAATGGTTACCCACTCGCGGAAAGCGTCAAACGACTTTAGCAATGCCGTATCCCGGGTTCTGCATGTCGCAACTGTATTAAGGTATTGCTCTGCGGCATCACTCAGGGCTGGAGTGTGTTCCCGACCTACTGATTCGCACAGGTAATCAACGAAGCCTGATACCAGTTTTCGTTCGCGAGGCGTGATCGCCCCACCGACCGGAGTCCAGTAATCAAATCCCAGTTGCAGGAGTTTGAAAAAACGCTTGTGGAATGCGTAGTTACGCACACGCTTAAAGTCTGCGTGTATCCACTCACCTATTTTGATTTGATGCAAAAAATCGCAACTCTCCGGCGTCGCCGGGAGAAGTAATCCGGAAGAGGTTTGTTTGACCAGTTGTATATGCGCCATCGTAGTTCTCCGCTGGCGCAGTAGAATGGGTGTTCAGCCCGTTATGTAGTATACCAGAATTAATGCCAATACTAACAGGGTAATGCTGCCAACTTACTGATTTAGTGTATGATGGTGATTTTAAGGTGCTTGCGTGGCTTCCATTTCCATCAGATGTCCTTCCTGCTCCGCTACTGAAGGCGTGGTGCGTAACGGCAAAAGCACTGCCGGACATCAGCGCTATCTCTGCTCTCATTGCCGTAAAACATGGCAACTACAGTTCACTTACACCGCCTCTCAGCCCGGTACGCACCAGAAAATCATTGATATGGCCATGAATGGCGTCGGATGTCGCGCCAGTGCACGCATTATGGGCGTTGGCCTCAACACGGTTTTACGTCACTTAAAAAACTCAGGCCGCAGTCGGTAACCTCGCGCATACAACCGGGCAGTGATGTGATTGTCTGCGCTGAAATGGACGAACATTGGGGCTACGTCGGTGCTAAATCACGTCAGCGCTGGCTGTTTTACGCGTATGACAGGATACGGAGGACGGTTGTGGCGCACGTCTTCGGTGAACGCACTCTGGCCACACTGGAGCGTCTTCTGAGCCTGCTGTCGGCCTTTGAGGTCGTGGTATGGATGACGGATGGCTGGCCGCTGTATGAATCACGCCTGAAGGGAAAGCTGCACGTTATCAGCAAGCGTTACACTCAGCGCATTGAGCGACATAATCTGAATCTGAGACAACATCTGGCAAGGCTGGGACGGAAGTCACTGTCGTTCTCAAAATCGGTGGAGCTGCATGACAAGGTCATCGGGCATTATCTGAACATAAAACACTATCAGTAAGTTGGAGTCATTACCTACTAACAGGATGCTCTGACTCGCAATTCATCCAGCAGTTTATCATTTCCCATAATGTCACTTACCCTCATCGGTAAAAAAATTGCCTTTCGACCATTACGATACATTATTGATTTTGGGGTTTCAGGGAAGTAATCCATTTCGACTATAACTGACAGGTCATCACGACGTATGACTGCGTATTTGCTACTAAATAGTTTCTTTATTTTTTCCACGATGCCCCCAGGTTTATAAGTACAAACGGTTATATCCACATAGAGACAAAAATATTAATCTGATAAATATTTATTTCACGCCGTATATTTGATTGTTTAATGTGCAAGTACAATGACTTTTATTTTTTGTTGTGTATATAATCAAATATATGGTTATTTTTCACCCTGCGTATTCAGCACGCAACAAAAAACCCGCCGAAGCGGGTTTAGTGCGGGTGCGTTGAGGATGCCTGACACATGAGAGGTGGCGAGGGATTTCTCCCCCGCCTGGTCTCTTACTCCTCAGGTTCGTAAGCTGTGAAGACAGCGACCTCCGTCTGGCCGGTTCGGATTCGTACCTCGCAGAGGTCTTTCCTCGTTACCAGTGCCGTCACTATGACGGTTAAACAGATGACGATCAGGGCGATTAACATCGCCTTTTGCTGCTTCATAGCCTGCTTCTCCTTGCCTTTCGGCACGTAAGAGGCTAACCTACATTTGTGAGACATAGATTGGGCCTCAGATTAATGTTAAGCGTCTTGCAGGACGCGTAATGTTAACTGGGGCTTTTCTCTGTCTGCCTTACAGTGGCATGCCCGAGGCAGACAGCCTCAAGCACCCGCAGCAATCTTACCGATACCGATAAGAAAACGCTATTTTTTATTGCCAGCACCTTCTATCCAGGCTAATTTATCTGCGTCAGAACGGCGCAATGCGCTCGCCTGAGATACGTTTACTTGCCATGGTAACAACAGGTAACGGCAATTGCTGTTTCTGTTTTGTTTCCTTCAAAAACCCCGGACCATCAATCCGGGGTTTTTGTTTGTTAACCCCAACGGCAAATCGAATACACCACCAGCGCCACCGCCATCGCAATTCCTACCGTGGTGAATGCCTCAGGCCAGGTCATTGATTCACCTCCTGCGGTGGTTCCGGTAGCGGCATCCAGTGAGTTGAGCTCTCTACTTCAACGCCGTCTTTGTCCACAAAAGCCATCTTATTCCCGCCACGAGTGGGGCAAAAAACCTTATCCCAGGAACCGGGGAATACATTCCCGAGATCATCGAGAAGAATCACATCGCAATATTCAGCAGGAACTGCATCACTACAGCTTATCCAGCCAGCCAGAGTTACCGGAGAGTTGCCAGCCTTACGCATGGCCATTTCCACGATTTCAACCATATCTCCTGGTGGAATTTTACAAAGTTGCCCAATACATTTCTGCTGCCTGGCATATTCGAGAATGTGCTCCAGTTTGGTTCGATTAATCATTATTTATCTCCCTTAAGCATGGCAGCGCGGCAGGCGTTCCAGCCATCAACATAATCAAACGTATTACTATCGTTTGGCCCGATTTCATCCGGCACTATCGGCTCTGGTTGGATAGTGACGTTGGCAAAGGCAGCACGCAAACCGGTTTTAATTTCTTCGATTTCATCAGAGCCAAGCGATGAATCTGACAGTGCGTGATGGAATGCGTAAGCCATGTCGTCGTTTACTGCAACCGGCACTGCCGGCGCTGCGTAAAGCGGTGTTATATCTGCCCGAAAATCACATGCTTTATGCAGTCGTACCCAACGCTCAACTTCCGCTTTGTAAAAATATATAGCAGTGAACGTATTAGATTCCTGGTCAACTTGAGTAAACGTCACCTTCCACGCTACAGCTACGGCTTTCCATCCATCAGGTTGTCGCATTCGCGGGGCAGCATAAAGCTCATGCATTCCATCAGGCAGCGAGTGACCCACATACTCACCGAACCCATCAATACACATGCCCCCATCTTCAACAATGCATTCCGCTACAGGCTCTGCTTCCAGTGATGCCAGAGCGATAAGCGCCAGTTCACGAATTTCACCGCCGTCTATATCGTCAATATCATCGCGGCCAGAAATGTTAGCCAGCCATTGCAGTCGCTCTTTGGTAATAGTAGTCATGCCGTAGCCCCTTCTTGATATATTTCAAACCAGAACACAACCGGGTCAGATTTCATTTCAACCAATCCCATACGAACCAGCGCTTTGCCTTTCCCGGACGCAAGGAATTCACGACGACCATCACTGATAATTCGTCGATAATCTTCCAGGCTACTGCAATGCTTGTGCAGATTGCATGGGTGGCATTCTGGTACCATGTTGGATATATCGTCACGTTCCTGGTGAAGCATATTTCCATCAAAACGAATGACCGGTTTTACATGGTCTGCATGCCACTTTTCGCCAAGTTCGCAGCCGCAATAAGCGCAGCGACCACCGAACTTCATGCGCAGTTCTGCACGTTGTTTTTTCGTCAGTGCCATATCAGCTTTCCTTATACGGATTAATTTTATTGTGCAGTGTGTTGAATGACGCCCATACCACGTCGTTATACAATTCAATAACTGGCTCAATTATTTTTCCGATTATCCAGACAAAAATTTGCGGGGATATCGGTGTCATCAACACGATAAACAGAATGAGAAACAGGAATTCTGTTGTTCTACTCTTTCGCGGATATTTTTTTCTAAATAATGTAACCATTCATTACCGCCCTTTCGGGCGGTCTCCTGATGATTTGAGGGTGCAGAAATCCCTCCGGTTAAGGATTAAATTTTTAACAGTGCTAAATTTAATTATTCAGTTCTGGATTTTGTCGCCCTGCGTATCCGCGCTTTCGCGTTACGCTCAATCTGTATCAGCTTTTCTATATTTCTCCGCCTTTCCTGTTCCTCCTGGCGCAATAGCCTTACATCATCTGCCAGTCTGGTTTCTCTTTTTGCCACAGAGAGCATCCAGTCAAACGGCTCCACAACCGCACCGCAGATTTTACAGCGGACCTGACGCTCTTTTTCGTCAACCCGTACAGAGGCGTGATGGCAATATGGTCTTTCCGATGGCTTATAAAGAAAATTAACCTGATTACGAGGGTCATCCTCTTTTATCGGAAATAAAACGATATTGCTTAACTCATCTTCTGGTTTTATTTCCATGCTCCTCTCCTTTGATGCGAATGCCAGCGGTAATTGAAGCCTGATAGCTAATTTCATTCACAGTATCGCCTCCTGAAAATTACCCTGATAGAAAGCCAGTACACGCTGCATAGCTTCGCTCTTCCGGCACTCGCGACAGATTATATTCAGGCGCCTGTCGTAGCGGCGTATTTCTCTGTCAGGTAATGACCAGATAAGGTCCGGATCAACAACAACCGGTTTCCTCACCTTTACTCTCGAGAGTTTTTTGCGGGCGCTTTGCCAGTCCTTGCGAGCCTGTTCAGACGGGAATAAGCCGTAGCCAGAATTATATACATCACCACTTGCGACCAGTTCTATGCATAAGCGACCGACAGACGCACGACTGATACCTGTTTCATCGGACAACTGCCGAATCGTGACCCGACCGTCCTGATGCACGAGTTCCACAATTCGCGTCTTCAGTTCTTCCCGCTGTTCGGGAGTAAAAGGTTTCGCCATAAATCCTCCTGAAACTACTTAACAACCCTCGAATGGCTAACATTCGGACGCCAGCTCTCCCAGTTAAAATTCACCCAGCGCCCGCCGTTCATGACCATGCGATCCATCACCCGCTCGCCGAGAAGTGTATTCATCGCTGCATGGTTAATATTTGTCAGCATCCCCACACCGCGTAACGATGCCGTCCGGCGATCAACAATCTGGTTCAGTACCACCTGCTCGTTTTTCGTATCCCGCTGCATGCCAATTTCATCCAGGACCAGCAGGTCAACACCACAAAGCTCCTGTAAAAATTTTTCACCGGATTTGCCGTTGTCGTAGCTCTCATGCAACACGCTCATGACATCGGACACGGTGACGATAATCACGCTACGCCCCTTCGCCATCAGCCGGTTGCCAATCGCGGCTGCAAGATGATTTTTTCCGGTGCCGGGCTTACCGCTGAACACAAAATTCGTACAGCCTGTCATCAGTTCGTCAGCTATGGATTTCGCCTGACTCAGTGCATGTCGCTGACCGTCGTTCTGCGCCCGGTAATTCGCAAACGAACACTTCCGGTGCAACGGCTGGATGCCGGAGCGGTTCAGGATTTTTTCCACCCGCAACTGACGATTCAGGCGGTTGATCTCCTCGCAACGTTTCTGGCCTTCAGCAAGTTGCCACTCGCGCCACTCCGCAACCGTTCTGAATGGGGCGGTTACATGTGGTGGGGTCAGTCTGCGGATACGCTCCAGAACGCCTCCTGTCGCAATATTTTTCATGGTCTGTTACCCCCTGAAGCCTGGCGGGATCGCACTGTCCGGCAACGAGACGGTGTTAACCTGTCGGAGCAACGTCTCAGGCCGAACACCTTTCGGCGCGAACAGACCCTGGTATTCATTGGCGATGCTGTGTCGAATCACCTGCTCAGGTGTAAAACCCTGCTGACGGAATTTTTCCAGTTCCCGTATCGCCCCGTTAGCGCCCAGCTCCGTTCGAATCGGTTTTCGCAATGCCTGCCTGAACTGGACCCACTCATGCCAGAGTGTTTCTGACAACCAGTCGGGCAGATCAACTGACAACGGGTCAAATTTTTTCTGGCGAACAGCCCCACCGATAACCAGAATTCCCTGCTCGGTGTGCCTTGCGATATCACTGCGCCGCAAGACACATATCCCGGTTTCAACAGCACCGATTTTGAGCAGTGATTTCTGTCGCGGAGAATTTCGGTCAAGCTCGATCCCACACCGGACACCGTTCCTGTCAGTCACGACGATATCAATCCGCCCTCCGCAACCGTCACCACGCTCTGGCACCGGATACTCACGACAGACATCCAGGCCAGCAGCCTGCAACGCAACCACCGCAGAATTACAAAATTCCGCTGCAGTACCGCCAGATAATCTCCCCTCAAGCACTCCAGCCACAAAATCCCGAAACTCCCTTCCGGAAGGGAAGGGTTTGGGATGGGTTAGATCTGTTTTTAGATCTTTATCTGTATCTTTATTAGTTGCCTTTGTGTTGGCATCTAGACTGGCCCCCTGAATCTCCAGACAACCAGTATCACTTATTTAAGTGATAGTCTTAATACTAGTTTTTAGACTAGTCATTGGAGAACAGATGATTGATGTCTTAGGGCCGGAGAAACGCAGACGGCGTACCACACAGGAAAAGATCGCAATTGTTCAGCAGAGCTTTGAACCGGGGATGACGGTCTCCCTCGTTGCCCGGCAACATGGTGTAGCAGCCAGCCAGCTATTTCTCTGGCGTAAGCAATACCAGGAAGGAAGTCTTACTGCTGTGGCCGCCGGAGAACAGGTTGTTCCTGCCTCTGAACTTGCTGCCGCCATGAAGCAGATTAAAGAACTCCAGCGCCTGCTCGGCAAGAAAACGATGGAAAATGAACTCCTCAAAGAAGCCGTTGAATATGGACGGGCAAAAAAGTGGATAGCGCACGCGCCCTTATTGCCCGGGGATGGGGAGTAAGCTTAGTCAGCCGTTGTCTCCGGGTGTCGCGTGCGCAGTTGCACGTCATTCTCAGACGAACCGATGACTGGATGGATGGCCGCCGCAGTCGTCACACTGATTATACGGATGTGCTTCTCCGTATACACCATGTTATCGGAGAGCTGCCCACGTATGGTTATCGTCGGGTATGGGCGCTGCTTCGCAGACAGGCAGAACTTGATGGTATGCCTGCGATCAATGCCAAACGTGTTTACCGGCTCATGCGCCAGAATGCGCTGTTGCTTGAGCGAAAACCTGCTGTACCGCCATCGAAACGGGCACATACAGGCAGAGTGGCCGTGAAAGAAAGCAATCAGCGATGGTGCTCTGACGGGTTCGAGTTCTGCTGTGATAACGGAGAGAGACTGCGTGTCACGTTCGCGCTGGACTGCTGTGATCGTGAGGCACTGCACTGGGCGGTGACTACCGGCGGCTTCAACAGTGAAACAGTACAGGACGTCATGCTGGGAGCGGTGGAACGCCGCTTCGGCAACGATCTTCCGTCGTCTCCAGTGGAGTGGCTGACGGATAATGGTTCATGCTACCGGGCTAATGAAACACGCCAGTTCGCCCGGATGTTGGGACTTGAACCGAAGAACACGGCGGTGCGGAGTCCGGAGAGTAACGGAATAGCAGAGAGCTTCGTGAAAACGATAAAGCGTGACTACATCAGTATCATGCCCAAACCAGACGGGTTAACGGCAGCAAAGAACCTTGCAGAGGCGTTCGAGCATTATAACGAATGGCATCCGCATAGTGCGCTGGGTTATCGCTCGCCACGGGAATATCTGCGGCAGCGGGCTTGTAATGGGTTAAGTGATAACAGATGTCTGGAAATATAAGGGCAAATCCAGCATCATGTTCGAACACCACTCCAACATCTGTTTGAACACCTGTTAAATTTCTCTCTTGTTTTGTTTGAACATCTGCTTCCTTTCTGCTTCTTCTGGCCTGAACAGATGCTTTTCCTGCGGCTGATTTTTTGGTTAATTTTTCTCTGACAGATGCCAGATCTTCCTCAATCCGAAGATGCATCCATTCGTCGCCGTTATCACAAAAAAACTCCCGCAAGGATGGTTCAACATCAACCCATCGCTCGTTAGTCAGACGGGCAATTTTTGCCAACCTGTTTTTGGGTATTGGCTTTCCTGTTTGCCAGTAATTGAACATCAGCAACAAATACGCGCCGTGCTCCTCTGCTGACAAATGCATGGTGTCAGCCAGGTAATCAGCTATGTACAGTTGCATGTATGGTAATGCGGCCATAATTGCCCCGTATGATGCTACCCGGTTGCTTAGAATAAGTGAGGTAGCCTGAGTTTAACGGACACTCCTTCCTGAAATAGAATGGCATCAGAAGGAGCTAATAATGAGCAGAAAAACCCAACGTTACTCTAAAGAGTTCAAAGCCGAAGCTGTCAGAACGGTTCTTGAAAATCAACTTTCAATCAGTGAAGGCGCTTCCCGATTATCCCTTCCTGAAGGCACTTTAGGACAATGGGTTACCGCCGCCAGAAAAGGGCTCGGTACTCCTGGTTCCCGCACGCTGGCTGAACTGGAATCTGAAATTCTGCAACTGCGTAAGGCGTTAAATGAAGCTCGCCTTGAGCGAGATATATTAAAAAAAGCAACAGCGTATTTTGCACAGGAGTCGCTGAAAAATACGCGTTAATCGAACAATGGCGACAACAATTTCCCATTGAAGCGATGTGTCAGGTATTTGGTGTATCCAGGAGCGGTTATTACAACTGGGTACAGCATGAACCCTCAGACAGAAAACAAAGTGATGAGCGGCTAAAACCGGAGATTAAGGTGGCACATATCCGCACTCGCGAAACATATGGAACCCGGCGGCTCCAGACGGAGCTGGCAGAGAATGGCATCATCGTTGGTCGTGACCGACTGGCACGTCTTCGTAAGGAGCTGAGGCTACGCTGTAAGCAGAAACGCAAGTTCAGAGCGACTACGAACCCGAACCACAATCTGCCAGTTGCGCCAAATCTGCTGAACCAGACGTTCGCTCCTACAGCACCAAATCAGGTCTGGGTGGCGGACCTGACGTATGTTGCCACACAGGAGGGATGGTTGTACCTCGCTGGCATCAAAGATGTTTATACGTGCGAAATTGTCGGCTACGCCATGGGAGAGCGCATGACAAAAGAGCTGACAGGTAAAGCCCTGTTTATGGCGCTCAGGAGCCAGCGCCCACCTGCCGGGCTAATCCACCACTCTGATCGAGGTTCACAGTACTGCGCATACGATTACCGGGTCATACAGGAGCAGTCTGGTCTGAAAACATCAATGTCGCGTAAAGGTAACTGTTACGACAACGCTCCGATGGAAAGCTTCTGGGGAACGCTGAAAAATGAGAGCCTGAGCCACTATCGTTTTAATAACCGGGATGAAGCCATCTCAGTAATACGGGAATACATTGAGATTTTCTACAATCGTCAGCGTCGTCACTCTCGTCTGGGGAATATCTCCCCGGCAGCCTTCAGGGAAAAATATCATCAGATGGCTGCTTAAAAAAAGAACAAATGGTAGTATCCGCTATTGCCAGTACACCTCAGGACGCCTGCATCAAAACGTTCAGAAACGACATCGGTCAAACCATAATCAATGGTAAGCTGAATATCAATTTCAGGATGCGATTTCAGGAATGTGCGCATGGCTGGTAACAATATCGTTTTTGCTGCATGTTCTACAGTAGTAATACGTATTGTCCCGGATGGGCGGTTCTGCAGATCGCTCAGGGATGTCAGGGCAGAATCTATGTCATGCAATATAGGGCCAAGAACAGACAAAAGATGCTCGCCCGCTTCAGTGGGTACAACGCTGCGCGTGGTTCGCGTCAGAAGCCGCAATCCCAATCGTTCTTCTATACGGCGCACTATCTGGCTTAAAGCTGACTGCACCATGCTCAGGCGGGCTGCTGCGCGAGTGAAGCTACGCTCCTCTGCAACGACGACAAACGCCATCAGATCAGCGATTTCTTCACGCTTCAT